GTTTGCGTTCTCCTTCAGGTTTTTTTAAGTAAATATCCACTGCCTTGAGTGCCTTGCTACGGAATTCTTCAATAGTTACAACATTCACAACAACCAAACGACTCAGATCAATACCACGACTTTCTAGAAGGGACTTAGTAACTGCAGCTTCAGTATCAAAGTAGAGACAATAACCATCGGGATGAGTATCAAGAAAATTCTTAACCACAGCGAGAGAAAAGAAAGTCTTTCCAGTAGAAGACTCACCAGCAATAGCAGTAATCTTATTCCCAGATACACCACCAAATATGCTACCTGAAACCAGTGCATTAAAAATGTACGAACCCGTGTCAACATAAGTCTCGGTCTCCTCAATATCAGAAGCAAGTTGTGTATACTCGCCACCGATTTCCTTTACAATGTCTTTTAAAAAATCCATAATTCTCCTAAGCAAAAAAGTTTTCTAATGAACCACGTTGTTCAGATTTCCATCCAATACAATCTAATATCGATTTTAGCGGATCCATGAAGGATTTGTCAAATTGCAATGAATAATCGATGTATTGATTTAACCCAAGTTCCTTAGGAAATTCTTGAATAAATGTGATTACATTTTCTCGGATTGGGTTTGGTGTCTTCAAATACATAAATTTAATCTTCTCACCATTATTAATCAACGCATACTTATGAGTAAGTTTATTTTGTTTAACGTAGTAATTGAAAAGCAATGCACCACGTACATGAATCGGTGTTGATTTTTTGTAAATGCTGTTTGAGCACTTCCACTTCTCAACATCGCTTGCCGTTCTAGGAAATGCTATTTGATCAATTGGTAATGATGGAAATTCTTTTTTGAAATCTTGAATAAATTTTATGACATCAGCTTCAGTTGCTGTCATAATTAGTTTAAGTGCTTCTTTAATTTTAGTTCTGCAAGCTGCTGGTGTTGATGATTTGATAGCCTCAAGACCCATAATTTTGAGTTTAGGTTCCGAGAAACGAACACCTTCACTGTCCCATACATTGAGAATGTATCTCTTCTTGGCAGTCCAAATACCACGATCAGCAATTGTTTCACGCTTCATAAACATCTTCTGTTCAAAAGCGTTTACATAAGTTGCAAGTTCTTGATACGATGTATCAATATAAGGTTCAAGTTCTTTTTGGCAGACTTTATCCAAGAAGTTTACGATTGTTTCTGTGTCTGGATTTTTGCCAGCAAAAACTTTATCAACGAAACCACCAAGATTAAGATAGATAGAATCAGTATCTACCGCAATCACGTAGTCAACGTTGTCTGTTTTAAGAACCTTATTGAAATATTTATTAACTTTACGTTCAATCCAACGAATTGAGAGCTGTCCAGATAAAGTGATTGCTTCCGCATTTTCAAGTTTATAATACCTGAAGTATTGATTACCAATAGCACCATAGGCAGAGTTAAGTTGAATCTTACGTGCCATTTGAATGTTATTGCATCGAGCAATCTCTTTTTTCAATGCATTCGTAGGAGTTTTTTCATATTCCTTTTGAGCAGCAATCATCTTTTTTTTGTAGATGGTTCGTTCCTGATAGATCTTATCCATTAATTTGGGAAGAAACCCTTGGCGATTTGTATCAAATAATGCACCATTCGGACAAAGTGTTTGACCATAAAGATCAGAAAGATCAAGCTCTTTATTCAACAACCTATCAACAGTTGCAGTGGAATGTCTATGTGCGATTAAAGTCTCTGGTGAGATATTATATTGCATGATGAGATGGGGATATAGCGAGTTAAGGTCAAAGCTTACTACCCAATCATACTTTCCAGGAATCGGTTCCTTCACATATGCACCAGCATATTGTGCATCTTTTTTGTGTTCTTTCTTTGGAGGAACTACAATGTTCTGTTTCTTTAGATAATTGTAGATAATACTATCCCACATTTTTACCTGTGAGAATACATCCATATAATTTACCTTAGCATCATATGCCATGGTAATTGCAAGTTCAACCAGTTTCATTTTGTCTTCCAAACGGTCAACAAGTTCTACGTCAACAATATTGTATTCTACAAACTTTTGCCATCCCTGAGTATAAAAATCTTTAAAGGTTTCAAACTCAGAGTGATCTAATTTCTTTTGTCCAAGTTCAACAAAAGCAATATGATCTAGACGATAAGATTCCTGCGCTTTATAAGTAAACTTTTTATAAAGATCAAGATAATCTAGAACTGTAATACCACCAATGTCGTAGCATATGTGGGATCTGCCAGAAATAAAAACTTCACTTTTAGTTAGAAGTTTCCACGGAGAAAGAAGTTTGGCGGTTTTTTCATCAAAGATACGTTCAATCCTACCTGCAAGATATGGAATATCATACAGGTTACAGTTCCAACCAGTAATTACTTCTGGAAAATTATTTTCCCAGAAATACAAAAATCTATTAATAAGATCCCGCTCATCAGAACAATAGATGTATTCTACATTCTTCTGTTTGTTTAAAAAACGTTTAACACCCCAAGTAGTAATCTGCTTGGTAGCATAGTCTTGAATTGAAATTGTAAGAAGTTCTTCAGCACAATCCCTCACATTGGGGAAACCATTTTCTGAGGCAACCTCAATATCAATCGTAAAGATCTTAATTTTAGAAATATCAAATTTGATTTCATCCTCAGGATACTTATCAGAGATATACTGATAGATGAATCGATTATTGCCGTAAATTTTAAAATTTTCTACACCATCATACTTTTTATAAAACTCCCGACAGTCACCCACAGTTCCAGGTTGAACTGGCTTGACATAGATATCATCAAGAGTTTTATATTGACCCTGTTCTTTAGAGGCAAGAAAAAGTGTGGGAGAGTACTTCTCCCGAGTCATAAAACTTTTTCCATTGTCATATCCACGAATCAAAAAGTCGTTTCCGACCAATTGAACATTAGTATAAAATCTCATTCGCCAATGGCTTTGCGGTACATGTCTTCCATCATACTGGAAGGATCGCAAATTGTCAAGAAGGAATCTGAACTCATCATGATTTCTTCTTGATCAGTATACATTGGAAACTGTTCCAAATATGTTGAAACGTTTTTAAGAATTTGGCGTGGTGAAATTAATCTGCAATTTGGCATTCCATATTCTGCCAACACCTCTTCTATTTGAGAGATGATATAAATGCCACCTTTAAGAAGGATCAGTTTGATCGGAATCTGAGGATTCTCCACCGTCTCCTCCTGAAGTTCCTCCATCATGTCCATCATTTCCAAGTCGTCCATTAATTCTCTCCGTATAAGATGCCTCCATTTCTGGAGTTGGGTTATAAATTGTAACTATCCAATCAGGATTTACATAAAACTCTTTGTCATGAGACAACATGACCCATGGCGTATAAGTGATAGCCCACAGACGTGTTCCATCATCTTCTTCTTCGATGTGTTTTCTACCATCAATTTTTACAACATATGGTAAAGTAAATGAATAGAAAGCTAACTTATTTTCATCTGTTAAAACTTCTTTCATTTCACAAATGACTTCTTCATTAGATTTCAATAATGCAATTTTTACACTCATAGGGACAGCTCTTTAACTTTTCTAGATGTAATGTACTGTGAAAATTTATTTAGATATCCGTTGTTACGCAATTCTTTAAAGACTAAATTTTCAATAGAAAATTCACCACCTCTACGAATAGCAACAGATCTCATAACTCTAAATTTTTCTTTGAGTTTATTCATTTCAGCAATGTCATTAGACTTGCTTTGAATGAACATATCAATTTTATCCATTATATCATGAGTCTTTCTTTTTAGCAAGGCTTTGTCAACTTCTGGAGTTTTATATGTTGGCTTGGATATCCATTTATTATACTTTACCGAATAGACGCCTTGATTTGATGGGCGTTCAATACCCTCTTCTTCAGCATAAAGTTCTACATCATGTCCGTATATTTTAACGCTGTGAGTCAAAGCCCAAAGTTGTTTTTTATCTTTGAGGTAATCATCAAGAAGATCTGGACAATCTGGAAGTTTATTCTTATCAACTACTAAATGTAAATCTATATCGGAATATTCTGTATAATTATAGTTTGCGTTTCCACCAACAAGGATCACATCTTTAATTGAAGCCATGGGGATATTAGCAAAATCTGCCCATGCTTGACCAATTCTAACTAACTTAATTTTAACTTCTGATTTGAGTTTGTCACCATTCCAAATTTTTGGATTCAATTTATCATGGTATCTAAATGTTATTTTTTGTTCAAGAAATGACTCTAAATCCATTTTTATTTTTATTTATGAAAAGGGGGAGAAGGATGATTCTGACCATCCTCTCCCCAGCGCCGACGATATTCAAATGTATTTATAGATAATCTTTTCTAGCATGATGTTCTGGAACAATCTTACCTAATCGAATGGTAAGTAATCCATCTTCAAAGATGACTTCTCTAACTTCTGTGTCATCTGAGAGTGTCCACGCCCTTTTGAAACTTCTGCTAGCCACACCCTTGTGGATAAACGTCCTATCCGATTCTGTATTGGATTTTTGTCCTTCGATAAAAAGTTTTCCATACTCTGTGAACACATTGACTTCTTCCTTTTTAAATCCAGCAAGTGCAACTTCTAGATGAGATTCAATGTTATTTACCTGTACAAGATTATATGGAGGATAATTTGTTGAAGTTTCGTGAAGATTAAAAATGCGGTCAAGATATTCGTCCATACCAATACTGTGCTTATTAATCTTTTCCATCAAAGCAGGAAGATCTGCAGCAGTATATCGTGTGATACTGGTCATTATGGTAGCTCCTTTAAAAGCGAGTTTGTATTTTGTGGATCCCGAAGGCATCCTTACTATTATATAGGTATAAGTAATAAAAAAGGGAGTGTTGAACTCCCTACTTTATTATTCGGGTTTTTCTGCTTCTTTAAGATGTTCTTTCAGAGCATCTTTCCATTGCTTTTCTGTATATCCACAAGCAATAAAAAATCTACGAACCATTTCTAAAAATTGAGTTTCATTTAGATATGGATCATCACATCTAACATTAACATCTTCCTCAGGTAAAATAAACTTGGCATCTGGATTTGTATGCCAAGCAGCATTTTCGTTACTATGATTATAACAAAATTGAAAACTTCCAGAAGCCATCACTCACCATCCTCCACCTTTTTCTTTTTACCAATATTATATTTGGTTTCAAGAGTCCACTCATCTTTCTCCTTATATGAAAGAACTTTAATTTGATTAAGTGGTGCAATATCTAAAATTTTATCAACATTTACAATAGTAATAAGACCCCAATCAGCAAGTAATTGAGTAATTCTATTACGACGCTGAACATCGTTAACAGTTAAATTTGCATGTTTACCATCAAGAGCAAACAATTCTTTAAAATGAACAATGTAGTATTTACCTTGTTTGTGCAGAATATGGCACGACTGATACAAAGTTTTTTCTTTTCTACTTGCTACGCCAATACGAGTAAGTGTTTCACGAACCTTCAAAAAATCATCAGGTTCATTCAAAATAATTTCAACCATTTGGTTAGGAGACCAATGGACTTCAGGTTCTTGAACAACACTCATTTTGTTCCTCCAGTTTCAAATTTCGATTTAATAAAATTAAGTTGATCCTTAGTAAGGATTTTCAATGCTTGTTGTGCCTTTTCATTACTATAATCATAGTATGATTTGACTGCATCAAGGTCTTGAATTTTTTCCTTTTTAAGCCACGGAGAGAATCTTTTCCGTTTCCTGACAATATTTATATAAAAATCATACTGTAGCTTTTTGTCCAAGCTATGATTTATATTCATTTCATTCGCATATAGTACAGTATCAATATGCCCAGACATACACTTGTTAATAATGAATGGAGGATATTCTTTAGTAACAGATGGATCTTCGTCTAGTATATTTTGCTTTGTACTATTAATCGAATTAAGCCAATCTTTCAATTCCATTTTTTATTCAAATAATTTAAAGCATTTTGTATTCCTGTAATATCGTCTCCCAATTTACCTAATCCAAGATTACAGGATCTACATAACCATCCCCTAAATTCACCTGTTTTATGATCATGATCTACAACTAATCTAGTATCTTTTTTGTTACAGCACTCACACCGATCTGGCTGAGGAGTTGCATGTTTTTTTGCTTCTCGTAGTTGTTTTGATAGTTTTTTTTCACATTCCTTACATTCTTCTCTATAATAAGATCTGCGTTGTTCAATAGGAACTCTCCAATTTCTAGCACTATCAATACGAAAAGCGTCTAATGGTTTTTTTATTTTACATTTAGTGCATATTTTCATTTAAAGTTACACTCCACCATAATTTCAGTTTGCAGTATCCAATTTTTTTATAATAAAATTTTTGGTATGTCTCCATTTACCATTAACAACTTTATGAGCGGATATTCTATCCACATTATTTTCTTTACACCATTGTTTTAAATTAAATATTTTAAATATCTCACCTGTTTTCCTATTTTCAATAACATACCATTTAGCATTACAGTCAACTAACTTATGTTTAGAATACTGCATATTATAACATCTGTCACACCATTCTAAATTGCTAGAGCAATTATTTGATTTATCTTCATCTTTATGATTTATTTCAGTATAATTATTTGGGTTTGAAACAAATATATCAGCAATAAATTTATGATGTAAAATTTGTATTCGTTGTTTTTGATAGCATAAACCCAATAAGTAGTATCCAGTGTTTAAACGCATCGGGTTTAGTTGTTTAATTCTACCAGATTTAAATTTTTTACTGTAAACACCACCATCTTCAGTTCCATAATAATCTTTGTATAATGGATGTTGTTTTAAATTTAAATTCTTCATTTAAAGTTACACTCAACCATGATTTCAGTTAGTGCTGCTAGGAGGTTAATTTCCTGATCAGCCACGAACGCACATTGGTATTGATACTTAGCAATAATAAGAACGGCAGCGGGGATAGAGGAGGGTGAAAGGCAACTATAACAGGCGTCATAAATCCTGCGAAGTAAACTAGAAGAATCGTTGTCCAAGTTGGAGACCACCCACTTTCTGACTTCAGTAAAGTTTTTTTCTTTGAGATATTTAGTGAGATCATCTACTTTTACATCAAAAAAACAATTAAGAATACCAGAATCAATTTCACCACCAGCAGAGTATCGTTGACACTCATTTAAAACTCGTCGCCAATCAGGAAAGTGTTTATTGACTAATTCAATAACAACCTTTGGATCATTTTTAATACCCTCTTCCTTAAGAATAAACCTGAGACGCTTGTAAAATTCTGCTGCAAGTTGTGCTTTTTCTTTTCCTTTAATTGAAAAGTCAATAACGGCACATCTGGAGTGGAGGGGTTCGATGATCTTGTTCTTGTAGTTGCAAGTGAAGATGAATCGACAGTTGTTATAAAACGTCTCAATATTAGCCCGTAGGGAGAGTTGAACATCGTGGGTTGTGTTATCAGCCTCATCAATGATGATGACTTTGTGTTTAGCATCCGAGTGAAGTGAGACGGTCGAAGCAAAGTTTTTTGCTTTGTTCCGTACCGTGTCCAAAAATCGTCCTTCATCAGATCCATTGATGACATAGCAATCAGCTCCTATTTCTTCACATAATGCTTTTGCAACCGTAGTTTTACCAATTCCAGGAGGCCCAGAAAGGAGAAGATTTGGAATTTCTTTATCAGCTAGAAACTCCATGAAAGACTTTTTGTTAGATTCTGGGAGAATGCAATCTTCAATTTTACGTGGGCGGTACTTTTCCACCCACAGGAAATCATTAGTTGTCATAATAAAGAAAAAATAAATTAAGATTCAATGTTAGAATCAGGTTCAAGTGCCACAAAGTAAACAAGGTTCATATTCTTGTTTGTGAACTTTGCCATTTGAGGACACATCACAACTTCATATCGTCCAGGAAGAATCTTAATATTTTCTGATTTAAAGTTGAGAGTAAATACAGAGCTAGTTTCACCAACATCAATCGAAAACTCATTTGATGTTGCATTCTCTTTATCACGAACTAGAAGACTAATTCGCTCACCATTTCCAACTGCAGTAAGATCTGGAAGATCATAAACATTACCAGCTTTCAAAAGTTTATCCAATTGACCAGAAGCCAATTCAAAGCAAACATCCTCTGAAGGAAGAGAAAGATTTTTATCTGGAGGACTTACAATTACACTGGGATCGGAAAAGTAGTATTTTGTAGTATGACCATCACCTTTAATCAAAAGGTATGAAGATCCTTCAAAAAGAATTTCTGGATCATTGTGAATGCTCAGTCCCGAAAGAAATTGACTTAAATCATAAATGCCAAAGTCCTTAGGAATTGATTCAGTAATTGTTGCTTCAGCAAAGATATTCTTCATTACTGAAACAGTACGAATTTTATTTCCAGCTTTGAATAGCAGTGATTGATTAATACTGGCAAAGTTTTTAAGCAGATCAGTGGTCTTTTCAGAAAGTTTCATAGGTTCTCTGAGTTTCATAATCAATTAAATTCTGGGCGGTAGTCCTGATTGAGTAAATGTTCACGTTTTTCAGGATCAATAAATTGACGTTTCACACCACGACTGGAATAACCAGATCCCTTTTGTGCTCTCACAAGAGCGGTGTTAACCTCTTCATACAAATTTTTATAGATTGTATAATTTGTATCTTTCATCATATAAACTTTATTATCATGATCATTTAGCAAAGCAGCAAAAGCGTCAAGCACACGATTTGCTTTAACTGTGCCAAATTTAAGAACAACTTCAACTTTTGGATTTTTTGACATTGTAGTACTCCTTTTAAATAAAATAATCAACGGAATTCAGTAAGACCATTATCTTGACGGGAATAATGCCCGTCAAAGTGTAGCAGAAGCATAGCATAGTGAATCACTTTGAGCAAGTCACGCTTATTGCGTCCATCTTTATCACCATAGCGACTACCATACTTCAGGATGTTTGCCTGACAGAAATGTGCGGCAAGGTCTTTTGCTGCCATCAGGTCAATCGTTTGCGTGTCTCTATATGCCTGATTGTGACCGCAATAATGACTACCATAGGTGCTAGTCACATAGTCCTGAATATCTTTTAGGATTTTATCCTCATTATATTTCCAAAGATGATTTGGGGATTCAGTCATGGTAATTTTGTCAATTGAATAAGTAGCGGGAACCTTATCAAGGTTAAGTGTTCCACCCCCGCCTTCGCTAAGGGTGAATTCATAATGTGAATAAAGATGTTCGTCCATAATAAAGGAGAAGGTGATAAATTTACCTTCCCCAATTATATCAGAAAAAAATTTATTCGTCAACTTGTTCGGTGGGCATTTCAAAATCAGCATCCACCTTGTCGTACAGTTCCAGGAAGGACTGTTTGGTTTCGTCATCAAAACGATTTACACACATCTGAATTGCCTTAGCTTTGTTATCGAAGATGCTGTAGGCATGGATGATGTGAACCAGACGGCGAGTACTGATGATTTCCTCAATACCACCATCGTAGAAGGTCTTACGAATGTTGTCAGCCCAATCAACAAGACGTTTACAGAAGTCAACATCAGTCACTCCCAGAGTCTGTGAAATCTTTTCAAGGATTCGTTGTTCAACAGATGGAGCGGGGTATTCTTGCTCAAAGGTAACAGGGAAGCGTTCCAGGAAGGCTTCGTTGAGAACGTTGGTGCCGATGAACCGACCATCATCAGAACCCTTACCTTTGGTGTTTGCAGTGGCGATGACGTTGAAACCAGGGGCAGGTTTCACGAAACGACCGATCTTTTTCAGGAATACACCCTTACCCTCTAGCACCGACTGAAGGCAGAGAATTTTGTTTGAGGCAAGGTCAATCTCATCGAGGAGCAAAATCGATCCCCGCTCCAGTGCTTCGATGACTGGACCATTATGCCATGCAGTCTCACCATTCACAAGACGAAAACCACCAATCAGATCATCCTCATCAGTCTCAATCGTGATATTGACACGAATCAACTCACGACCAAGTTGAGCACATGCTTGCTCCACCGAGAACGTTTTACCGTTACCCGAAAGACCCGTAATGAACGTTGGGTAAAAAAGACGGGACTGAATAATTTTTTTAATATCGTTAAAGTTACCAAACTTGACGAAGGTATCATCTTTGTCAGGGATAAGATTTTGTTCAATTTGAGGGAGGACAGAAGGAGCATTAAAGGAACGTTCAATCTGTTTGACGTTTTCTTGAGTCACTTCCAGATTCCAACGACCACGATCAGTTTTAAAGTTTTCAAGGCGACGAGTCACAGTAGGATAGGACAAGTCTTTCATTGCACAATAGGCACGAACATCGGCAGAAGTAATCTCGGTGCCATACATGGACTTAAGATCTTCAATCATCTGCGTGTCAGTCATAATAATTTTCCGAGGCATTGGGACAGGTGTTGAATGTCAACGAAGGTAATATAATCGAAAAAAAGGGGGCTGTAAAGCCCCCAGTAGACAGTTTTGAA